CGAATTAAACAAAAAGAACTGAAATTTTTTCCTCAATAAAACTTTTTACATGTAGAACAGTACATCTAAAAAGTAGGTGTGATCCCAGCGGGGGTCGAACCCGCGACCTCGGCGTTGCGTTTGTGACGATAAAGTCACTTAGGTATACCTAGTAGTGTATAAGCACCGCGCTCTAACCAACTGAGCTATAGGATCATATCTATGCATCAACCATAAACTTTAAGCCAAATACTACTTTTATTAATCGCAGAACGTACTCTTTGTATTCAATCATTTGTGGTGTACTATACTATATCGTTTAAACTTTATACCCCACGCGAAGGGTGAGACTCTAAATCTATTGATTGTCTCGGTGTTGGTAATTTATTATCTGGTGTTTTTGGGCGTGTCATCCATTTTTTTATAGCTTTCGATACGCGCGAATCGTCTTGTATTAGAGCATTATTTGAAATTATACTCAACCCGTTACACACGTCAGGTTTGTTTTCTTTATCGGGAAACGTCTCGTTAAACGCCTCTATCGTGTGTCCGGGTATATCAGGTGCTTCATCAAGTAATCGATCGTAATCTAAACGCACTTTATTTACAAAATCTAAAACGTCTTCGCGATATTTGGTTTCTAATGATAATTCCATATCAATGTTCCTATAAAATTTTGAGTATTGTACGGACATGACAGAGTGTGCTTCCATCATACGCGAAGAGTTGTTAAACTTCGATATTGATGTGAGTATGCCCGCGACCACGTTCAAAAACGCGAAAAAATATTGAAAAATAACAATTTTTTCTTTTTGTTCATTCGACATATTTTGATCATTAGGACTTAGTACTGCAAAACCACCAACACCCGTAATACTCGATATGATTATACACGGGTACGATAACCAATCGTTTTGTTTCTTATAAAACATACGCGCGTGATTGTGTAACCATCGGTATCCGGCAGCTTTTTCAGCCCACCGGATTAGGAGTTGTTCTTGTTTTGGACACCAATGATGTTGTTCTGGGGTATCGTCTCCCATTACTATTTCTTAGAAAATAAGTATGCATATTCCCGTGCCATTGTATCAACACGTTCATTATTTACATTCCCGTTATGTGCCTTAACCCATTTAATATCAACTATATCAAATTTACGCATCAAATCAATCATTTGTACCCATTCATGTTTATTTTTTACATCACCACCTTTAGCTGTTTTCCAACCATTACGTTCCCAATTTTTAGACCATTCGGTTAGACCCAATTTTACATAATTACTATCCGTAAAAATACGCACAGTTTTATGTTCGAGTTCCAAAAACTTTTCTAAAACTTTTATAATCGCAGTCATTTCCATAACATTATTTGTGGTAATATCTTTACCACCCTTCTTTTCGATTTTAGGTTTCGTATTTATAAGATATGCCCAACCACCGGGACCAGGGTTACCTAAACAACTTCCATCTGTGTATGCTTCAATCATTTATAGTATACACAGGTTTAAACTTTATACTTCAAAAGTTTGTTCCGATTTATACGGGAAACAGTAATAATAACATTTAACCACTGGATTAAACAATAAACACGGACCAAACACACTTCCAAAAATTATTAAAAATATATATGTAGAATCCATTTATACAAAAAAGACTTAAAATTTTAAGTATTTATATATTAAAATATGTTTCACCAAGATTGGGATGAAGTTACTATACACGGTAAAAGTGTTAATAAAGAAAAAGAAAAAGAAAAATACGTCAAGTTCATGGGTCAAGAAATCAAGTTACCGAAACGAAGTCAGTATTCAGGTAAATCACCCGAACAGAAACTAGATGAAGCCGAATTATGTGGTACACATATAAAAGTGAGTAAAGAGACGGGGTTAACAATTCAAAGGGCGCGTGTTATAAAACAGTACACACAAAAAGATCTCGCGAGTCTTATAAACGTATCAACAGATATCATCTCTTCATATGAATTAGGTAAATCAATCCCGGACCATAAAATAATGCAAAAACTGCGTCGAGTTTTGGGTGTTAAACTCTAATCACTATCAATATGGATAATACAATAGGTAAAAAAATTCAACGTATACGTATAGAAAGAAGTCATACACAGGTTGAACTTGGTCATAGAATACGAGAAACTTTAGATACGATAAACAAAATTGAAACGGGTAAACTTCAACCTAATTGTTACATACTTGAAAAAATACAAAAGTATTTTAAGATTAAACTTTAAAATTTGTTCTAAATTTTAAAATCTAAATTTTATTTATTTTTTAAATTTTATTTTTTTACTATAATCAATAAACTAAGAAACGCTTAGTTGGAGAACGCGAGACCGCCCATACCCGATTGCACACGGAGAACATTGTAGTTAACCGCGAACATGTCGAGGGATGGAGTAGCCAAAGAGGTGCCCGTAAGATCCTTGAGCTTGATCGCAACTTGCGCGTTGTCGATTCTGGAGAAGTTGCAAGTACCCGTTGGTTGATGCTCTTCTGGCTTAAGCGCAAAGGAGTACGAGTAGACACCTGGGCATGGGGAGCCAGAGTGATGTTGGTATGGTTGCACTTGGTTAAAGTACTTACCGGATTGTTCCTTGAATCTGTCTTGACCGTTGAGGACCAACTTGAAGGTGTCAACTGGACCGACGGAGGCAGTCGCCGAGGTGGCACCGTCTTCTTGCCACGACTCAGTACCACCGCCGGTACCGACAACAAGAAGTGGTTGACCAACTTGAGCTGGGGTAACTTGACCTTCAGTAGACTTTTCTGGGGAGCAATCGATAACAACATCGGCGGCAGCCGTGTTGGAGCAGAAGTTCCACAAACTGGTACTCGCGGCGGAGCCAGCGTTAACACACCAGACCAATTCCTTGACTGGGTGATTGTAGGACAATCTAACTTGCTTGGTCGCGTTAGACGTGACCGAATCGGAGCCAGTGTGTTGCACTTGCTCGATCAAGTATTCATGACCCTTTTGGGCGAATCGTCTACGCTCTTCAGTGTCGAGGTAGATGTAGTTGGCCCACACCTTGAAAACGGACGTGTCCAAGAAAGAATCGAATTCCCCAGTCAAGTCAAAGTCAATTCTGACTTCGTGGTATTGCAAGGCAATCAATGGCAACGCCAATCCTGGGTTACGGTTGAAGAAAAAGATGAGTGGCAAGAAGACTTGCGACGCACCTGGAGTAACCGCGGAGGTCATTTTACCCCAGTTGGACTTAGCCGCATCGGACAAGTACAACTCTGCGTACAATCTCCACCATCTTTGGTAGTGCTTGTCGATTCTTTGACCACCGATCGACAATTCGCAGTTCTTGATCGCACGCTCAGCGGCCCAAGCGGAACCATCGTGACCGCTTGTGTTGGCGAGACCCGACTTCGTCTTGAGTTCGACGTACATGTCACCGACCAAATCACCGTTTCTGGCGACAGTCACGGAAACGCGACCAGAGTTCGCGGCAGTACCGTTGACAGTTTGTTCGATGTTTTCCATCGCGAAGTTAGTGTGGCGTTTGTAAACCGCCTGGAAAAAAGTTACTTTTGGGTTACCTGTAAGGTAGACATCTTGGGCGCCATAGGCGACGAGTTGCATAAGACCACCGGCCATTTTTAGTTTGTTTGTACTGTACACTGAGATTTTTATTTCAGATGATTTCGCGAAAAAACACGGTTTGATTTTTCCTGTGTTATATAAATGTCCAGCCAAAACGAAATTGATACCCCACCCGAACTTGAAAGTGTCGATGACCACCCCGAAATTATTGAGGAAGAAGAAATTTCTTCAGAAGAAGAAATTGAAGATTCTGGATCGTTCGTTGAAGATTCTGATATTGATGAAAATGATATCGATTTAGATGATTTTGATATGTCCGAGAATCCATTATCTGATACAAATATGTTATTGAGTTCTGTTCTCTCCACAGAAGAAGGGGAAACGGTCTGTTCTGCACTTGTAAACATTTCAAGACAAATTGAAATGCAAAACAAAATATTAATTAAAATGTTATCTCAACTTCAAAAAAAATAGACTTAGAAAATAAAGACCTGTATTTATAAAACATGACCGAGATTTATTACCCCCAAAAAAATCCGGATATTGTACTATCATCTAATATTCTTATTAATACATCTATCGAAAGATTTAATTCGGAAGAATTATTGAATTTCTTATGCAAACTTGAAAAGTACTTTCGTCTAAAATCGTTAGAACATACAAACCCTTTCAAGCTTGGATATATGTTTTTTTGTGATAGTGAAGAACTTGGTGAAAATGGTTTATGTAAAGAATTTTCTTATGAAAAAACAAATGAAAAATATACAACTTCTATTCAAAGACTTGGTACACTCTTCAATAGAGCTGATACACTTGGAATATTAACGATGGAAGACGAAGATTTTACCATATCTCGCCGGATTAACCGTATAATTGATCAGCTTGATGACGCCTGGCAGATCATATATCGGTATAATAGAACAGTACAGAGAGTTGAATTTCCAACGTGGGCTGAAGCTACTGTTAAATCTGACCCTACGATTTTTAGAACGTCTATATTCGACGTCGAAAAATTGAATACTTTTCAAAAAGCTCTTACTACCATCCTGAAAGAACTATATGAAAGTAATATCAAAAGGTACAGAGGATATTGTTGTACGCAAATAAAATATAACGGATTTGATACACGTGCATGGAATCAAAAAGAAACTATAAAAGAATATGTTAATCGTATTGCACCCAAAGAGTCTCGTTTTGAATTATGGCAGGAATTAACACATAACGGAACTGGTATAATCGATCAGGTCATAAAACATCTCGGTAACTGTTGTGATATGCAATTTCCCGAAATTGTAAAAGACAGGCACGTTTGGTCTTTCAGAAATGGCATTTTTATCGGTAAAGAATGGTCTGGTATATCAGAAACATATAAAACCGCTTTTTATCCATATGATTCAAAGGAAGCTTCAACGCTTGATCCTTCGATAGTAAGTTGTAAGTACTTCGATAGTGATTTTGTAGACTATAGTCACGTGAAAGATTGGAAAAAAATACCGACTCCATATTTTGATAAAGTACTCAATTCACAAGAATTTCCGAATGAAGCATGCAATTGGATGTATGTTATGGGTGGTCGTTTAACATTTTGTTTAAACGATATTGATAAATGGCAAATTATACCGTTTTTAAAAGGTATTGCGCGTTCGGGTAAATCAACACTCATAACTAAAGTTTTTCAAAAGTTTTATGAACCAACGGATGTGAAGAAACTTTCAAACAACGTCGAGAAAAGATTTGGTTTATCGGGTATTTATGACGGGTTGATGTTTATTGCACCCGAAATCAAAGGTGACTTAAATCTAGAACAAGCTGAATTCCAATCAATAGTTTCTGGTGAAGAGCTCGCAATCGCCGTTAAATTTGAAACTGCAAAGAATATAACTTGGGACGTACCAGGTATACTCGGTGGTAATGAATGTCCAAATTGGAAAGATAATTCGGGTAGTATTTTGAGAAGATTGATGACATGGCATTTTAAGAAGCAGATTAGAGATGAAGATACAGATCCGTTACTCGAATTAAAACTTGAAAAAGAAATGCCTATTATTTTACAAAAGTGTGTAAGAGGTTATTTGGATTATGCTCAAAAATATCAGGATCAAGATATATGGAACGTAATACCGGAATACTTCAAGGAAGTTCGAAAATCTGTAGCAACAGTTACAAACGCACTTGAACACTACCTTCAATCCGATAAAGTTCAGTTTAACACTGGTGGTTTGAAATACATGTGTCCAATTGATATATTCAAGGAAAGGTTCTTTACTTACTGTATGCTTAATAACTTACCAAAACCGAGGTTTAATTCAGATTTTTACCTTGGTCCATTTAGTAGTCGGGGTATAACCATTGAAAAATTGGATATTGAATATAATTTCAGACAGTATAAAAACAAGGATATCATAGTAGGAGTTGACATGGTGGCGGAGGAAGAATATTAAAATTCTCAGCCTAGTGTAAGTATGGACCCGCGTCAATTTGTGAAGAATTCAAACATACAAATACAGCGCACAAACCCTGTACAAATGGCAAATCCCGTGCGATTAATCCCTGGATCTAATTCACAGTCACAAGGTAGTGTATTTTCGGAGTTAAGAACCGGAAGTTTAAAACCAGGTATATACAATATATTAGTAAACAAAGACTTTTTACCAGAGACTCGTGTAGATTTACTATACATATTAAAACGCAAACCAAAAGGACATGCATCTATTGCACCAGGTTTATCAATCGATCTTAATGAAATAAAGGGTATATACGGTCGTTTTCAAACAGGTGCTATACACACGAGTAATTTTGGTATGAGAGGTGATTTAGATAAAAATTTCTTTTCTGTACAACTCTCCGGATACACGACAGATGGTATGAACAAGAAAAATTTTAGTTTTAATATATATAGAAACGGTAAAATACGTTTTTCGGGAGGATTTTTGGGTTCAAAAAACCTAAAAAAACAACCGGAAGCACTACGAAAATATTTAATAGACACTTACACACAAAAACAAGGATTTTTATACAATGATATCAAATACAATAATATCGGTGGTCAGTTTTCAACAAACGCAAATTTTGATTTAAGTAGAATAGCACAAGAAAACCCACTGAAATCATTTATTTCTTACGAGCCAGAAAGATCACCTTTTCTATACGTTGAATACAATGAACATAATTACATTCTTTCATCTAAATCTGGTCAGCTCGGTGCAGGTATAGTACAGATACAAGGTGAAAATAATCCAGATAATCTCGAAAATGCTTATGTTTTTGGTGTGGAAATGATTAAAAAATTGCATGAAATGGGATATACAATGGGATTGGTAAATAAAAACGTTAATGCATCTATACCATTGATTAAAAAGAAATCTAAAATAGGAGTTTCTACGTGCCCAAAACCTAGAAGACCACCATGTAAAGAAGGTTATGAAACTAGAAAAAATCCACAAGGCTACGAATGTTGTTTTAAAATACCAAAAAGAAAACCGGTTAAGAAAAAAACAAATTCGAAATCAAAAAATATGAAGATAACGTACGATAAAGATGGTATAATGAAAATTGGTGGTCGAAAATGCGAACGTCTTACAAAACCAGTTTTACTCGATGTTGCCAAAAAATTGGGTGTTGTTGGGGTAAAAAACCGAAACAAAAAAGAAGATATTTGTAAAGCATTGGATAAATTAGAAAAAGGTAACTCTGATTATAAAATAAATGATAAGTTGTGTAAAGATATGAAAAAAGAACAATTGATTGCACTCGCTATTTCTAGCGGTATATCCATAGACGATAAAGATACAGTTAAAATTTTATGTCAAAAACTTAAAAATAAACCAAACACCCCAAATTCTCCCAATGCTCTCGCTAACGAAATTGAAAAAGAAATGTTAAATAAAATGAAAAAAAATAAAAGAGTACCTGTAAATTTAAAACGAAAACTTAATAAAACAGGTATTAAAAATGATTTAGTTAAACTTTATGGTAAATATTGGATGAAAAAGTATGGTAACGTAATGAACATTAATGAAAATGTCAATGAAGTAAAAAAAGAATTGGATCGTATGGAATTAAAAAAGAATTTAGTCACTAAAAAAAATGGCGTTTTAAAGAAGGGTGAAGCTAATAAAGTAAAGAAAGATATGGTATACCGATTTAAAATCGATAAAAAACAATATTTTAAACGATTGTTATTAGAAAAAGAAGCTAATAAAATATATGGTAAATTTGGTAAAAACACCGTAAACAAGGTTGTTAATTATGCTATATCTTTACCAAAAACACCTTCGTTAAACAGTAATAAAGTGATTAATTATATTAAGATGCGTAGAGAATTTAACGGTGCACCAGTCATCAAATTAAATAAAAAGAGACCTACACCGCCTAGACCTAAGCCCAAAGTTGTTAAAAGTGTAAAAAAAAATATTAAACGTCCACCTATTAAGAAGAAAGTTACACCACCTAAAAATAAAGTTGTTAAGCGATTAAACTTTAACTCGAACTCGAACTCGAACTCGAACTCAAACTCTAAAAGTAAAACTAATCAAAATAAATTAAAAAACTTATACAACAACTTTAATAAATTTACATTAAAGAATAAAGACAAGAAGTAAATAGTACAATGGAAAATCCAAGAAACTTTTTACTTTATAAACTTAATACCAATAAATATAATAACGTAATAGATGATATGGAAAAAATTGATAAACTTATAATATCAAACATTATCGATACTATGTATTACACTATATGCGATTACATAAAAACGTCTAGGAAAGAAAGTAATAAATATATGGGACGTTTAGAAATAAATTATAACTATACGGATGAATTTCACGAATCTGTAAATCCAGAAATATATATGGAAGAGACACGGGAAATTGATGATACGGGGTTAATTATGTATGTATATGACAACTTCCAAAGAATGGAATCTACTAAACATAGACGTATTATGTTTTACTTGATGAACATGTTATATTTCGATTTATAACTTTATCTGGTTCAGATATCTGTTTAAGGTGTTTCGTGTGATATGAAAAATCGTATCCCTTGAATCTATTTTTTATTTCATCCGAAAGTGCAAAAGCTTCAACTTTTTGTGAAACTCCTGAACAAACTGATTTTCTTTCTAAATTTAGAAAATCATCTTCCATTATTACAAAACTTTTTAAAGATTCGTATGCTATATTATCATTTTCCATTTTTTCAAATATTTTCTTAGATTCGCCGTGGCTCATATAAAAATATTTAGATGTATAACCTAGAATGTTAACATAGTCACGAGATGTTATATCTTGATTATCATAGTATATGAATAAAACTAAACATGAAATTAATAACCAGATTAACATATATAATTACTCATATTAAAAAAATCCTTAATTTTATGAATAATTTTAAATAATGTATCTATATCCTCAACTTTTTTAGAATCAATTATTTCAAACTCGACCTGATAAGTATGAGAATCTTCTGCATCCATATCTTGAACCATTCCCGAACATATAGTCATATCAATCGATAAATTCTTTCTAACGTAAGAAAATCGTTCTTTATTTTTTAGTTTCGGCCATTCATTATTACCGGTGTCTTCAATTGGTATTTCTTGTGAGACACTAAATCTTACATCATATGGTGAGTTATTCAGGTGTTTGAAATCTTTTGTAAAGATTTTTTCCTTTCTAATGAGTGTATCTTCACCCGCGTTTTGATCAATGGTTAATCTGTTGGTATCTGTTTCTCGATAATAAACTACGGATGATGAATGAACATTTTTTTCCCATCCGGTGTATATATCCAAACCTTCTTTGAACTTATAAAAAGCATCTTTACCGACATTTGTATCAAAAAACGTACCGTTAAATTTACCTAACCTGAATTCCATTTCAACGTATTTGTCATTTTTATACTTATCTAAATGTGGTTTAATCTCGTCACAAAGTTTATGAACGTCCATTTTGTTTTTACATTTTATAAAACGCGTCTTCTTCTTAAGCCTTTTTTGTTACCTTTTTTTAGATGCACGGTTTTTTAAATTTGGGAAATACGTGTTATTTTAATTCAGCTATTCAAGTTTTATTACATATACACGAAATATCAGCACATATACTAGATAATAAATATAGCGGTGAATGCACATTTACTAGGGAATATGAAAAACTTATTCATATTTATTTCAAAACGAAAGAAACAAAAGTTTTTACAATAGGACCCATTTTAGATGAGTTTGTTAAAATATTTCCAAGATTTAAAATAGGAGAACCACATGACGCACAAGACGCAATTTTTTGTATAATAGACATACTCGAAAAAAGTTACCCTTTTATAAAAAAAATAGTATACGGTCAAGTTAACCAAATAACTATATCACCCATAGGTAAAAACATAACGGAAACCCCGTTTTGTATTCATATATTAAATGTGGAAAGAGATGTCAAATGTTTAAAAAAAATGCTAAATACAAGTTATAAATGGAATACACTTGAAGATTATATCGATAAAGATGGGAAAAAACATCATGTTGCAACTACGAGAAATGTATTTTCTAAATACCCAAAAATACTATTTATTTCATTTGATAAAAAAAGTTTTGTGGAAATAGAAGAAGAATTAATATTGGGGGATAATGTATATAATTTAAAATCTACTATAATTCATAAAGGTATTCAATATGGTGGTCATTACATGTCTATTATAAATCATGGTGATGATTGGATAATACAAGATGATGATACTCTAGGAAAATTAAATAGTTTTCCTAAAGAAGATAATCATTTCGTCCTGGTCTACAGTCTAAAAACTCTTTCATCTGAATGTCTTCTTTAATGTTAACAAGAGTTCTGTAAAATGTCCTTCTACTATTAGGAAACGTTTTATCATCTCTTCTTTTTATTGGTTTCCACCAAAAAGGACCATTTTCCCAAGTGACATACATACATTCAATAATATCACCCGATTTTATCCATTTATATTCTTTCATCTTATCAATAGGTATAGAAGATTCAAAAATGTGTTTTCCTCGATCTTGTATATACATTTTCCATGTATAAGTACCGGGTTCACACCCAGGTGTTTCATTGCTTGGTTGTTTCTTGAAGAGAAAATCAATAGTATTTTTGTTTCTCGGTTTCCATTTAAACATTGTTTCGTGAGTTCCTATTCGAATACTCTCATTTATAGGTGTAAAAATAAGACCGTCCATCTCCTGTTTTACCGTTGGAAGATACTTATCCATAAAATTATTAAAATCGTCGTGTAAATGAAACGTTTTGACTTTCAATTTAAGTGTATCCGTTGGTAAAACAATTGCCTTTTTACATGTATTTTCACAATACTCTAAACGTTCAAGAAAATTTTTGTTTCCCACAATTTCACCACAAGACATCAGACAATCATAAACCATAAACATATTATCGTATAATTCACCTTCAAATATTGTACCTTGATAAGCTGTAAGTCTAAAGTTCAATTTAACAGTGAACATTTCCAATGCACGATTTATAAATACACATATTCTTTGATTTTCGTATTGAATTAATAACATCATATATCTTACACCGTCGGTCTTTTCACAAACAACGTAATCATTTTTTGATAAAATGTCGAAATGTTTTCTTTCGATGGATATTGGTTGACACCCCGGAAATATACCCTTACCCAAAGTACCCCATGATTCTTCCATGAATCGAATCGCATATTTGTAAAGATGATCTTCTTTCTTTACAAAAATACGTACCATATGTTTTATATTTTAATTATATTCTTTAATTACTTTTAACACCGTATGCGTTTAGAATATTACTTATACATTCATGGTTATATGTCATGACCAACTTAGCTTTTGTATACGCATGAATTTTAACACCAGATTCTTTAAATTTAGAAAACATTGTTTCCATTTTAGGAAAAATTTTAAAATTAGATGTTTTTTTATCTTTTAGGTGTTTAATTACATTTTTTGATAATATAAGCCAGGATTTTGCACATGTAGTATGTACTGAATATATACCATCGGAAATTTTTTTATTCCGATCGACCGTAGTGTCAAACGACAATCCTAATTGTTCAACCGATTCATTCGATTTATTTTTTACTTTATTTTTAAACATCTCCCAATCTATACCTTCTTCTACACCTGGTAAAACCAAACAACCAACCCCCTCATGGTTTTCAAATAACATGTTTAATGAACCATCGTCTACATGAATACCATAATCAATAAAAAATAATCTCTCATGTGTTTTCATGTACCTATGAATTATTTCTGATACTTGAAAAGGGTCATCGTTTACAAAAACAACTTCATTTTCAATATTACCCCTTTGTAAACACATTAAATTAAATCTAAGAATAGTGTGTAAAGTTTTTACGTGACATGATTTATTACGTGTAACTATTATAGAAGCAAATTTCATTTTATATATTAAAACTCTAAACCTTAAGCCTTTCTTCTAAACAACCAGAAAATGGTAAATTACCAATATGCCCCAAACTTGTATGAACATCTGCATAAATTTTACCCCCTATTTGTTGCCACCTTCTACAAAATGCATAATCCTCTGAAAGATATCTTTTAGTATCCGGGTCTATCATACAATCAAATATGGCACAATAATCATCAAAATCACGATTTTGGTGATCATTCTTACAATTTAAATCGGTATAATGTTCATGCATTTTTTCAAAAGCTTTTCTTTTTATAACCATAAAACCAGTTGGTCCATCGAGAACTTCGACAAAACCATTCTCAACACTTCTTTGTGTAGCTCCTATATTTGCAACGAGACACGAAGAAAGCATTGCCATATCCCTAGTATCTCCATTTTCGACTGCTTCTTTTGCTTGATTCCACATTACAACTTTTTTAGGGTATAAAGATACAGAAATGTCATGGTCAGATCGAACTAAACGAACTACAGATTTTGGATCAAAATCAATATCAGCGTCAATAAATACAAAATGTGAAGCATCAGATTTCTGCATAAATCTACCTACCGCTACATTTCTTGCGCGATGAACCAGACTTTCGTTTTCCGTTGTATCCAAAACCATTTGAATACCTTCCCTTATAAATTCTAGTTGAAGTTTTACTATACTTATCATGTATTTTTCTAAACAAACACCACCATAACACGGTGTACTTATAAATACTTTAGGTTGTACAGTCATTTTATTAAATTTAAACGCTTTTATCCTCTAAGTAATTTTTTATAATACTTTCAATTTTATTAATAGTGGGTATAGATACAGTGCACTTTTCATTGATTTCATTTTTAGTCACACGATGTTTCAATGTTATATATATTATAACAGAAGCAACACTGTTTGGTGTTTTACTCATAAGATCAGAACACGTTTCCAATGTAGAACACATTTTGTTACATTTTAATCTCTCTTCTCTGGAAACGTCAAATGAATTTAATAACCTTTGCATCACATCGTGTGGTAAAGTAGTGTACGTATTAGTTGTTTTACCCAACATTACCTCCTTAAACATCTGCGAAGTTCTACTTAAATCCTTTGGTTGAACAGAAAACATATCGGAAATTTCTTTAGTAGTTCTTGGAATTTTAGACATTCTACAAGCAAATAATACACAGTTTGCTTTTATACCAGTTCTAACGGCACCCCTTGTTAATTTTTTATCATTAAATTTTTTATACATCATTTTTGCATCTTTGACAACAGTGTCTGGTAATCTAAAACATGCTTCTTCTATATCTTTGTATGCGTGAAATAATGACCTATCTCTATGATTCATTGAATGGTGAAAATTAATCTTCGCCATTCTTTTATTTGCATAACTCGAACTTCGATTAGTTGCAATAATAGTACCTTTACCCCAAGCACTTGAAAATAATTCAGGGTTTACATTAGGAGCACTACATCGCGAAGGATCGTTAACTTTTCCATCTTCTGAAATACCACTTGTCCATTCTGGACGTTCATCTATACATGTATTATCAACTAATCCACAATCGGGACATGTTGGTAAACCTTCTTTAGTTATTATTTTAGCACATTTACATTCTTTACATAAATTATTATCTACTGACTTTATTAATATTGGTTTTTTTAGTAATTGTTCCACATCGGACCAAATAGCAGCCAGTTCTTCCATGGTGTTGAAGTATTTTATAAATTTTAATATTTATCACACACGAACTTAGGTTTCAAAAGTTGTTTTCATCTGCTTGTATTTTAGCAAGGGTTGTTATATTATCCACTGCTTGTTTATATAACAAAGACCCTGGACTCCTTGGTTCCCATTCTTTCCATTCTTTATCTATAACAGTGTGATTAGACGGGGGTATAATAATACCATCTATTTCATTATCCGAAACTATAAAGTCGTTTAGATCACTACCATCGTCATCTGATTCATTTATTATGTCACTCTCCTCGTCTGAATCTATTTCATCTATCACTGCATACAACCGATCCTTTATATTTACAAAATACTCTATAGATTCGTGGTGTTCTGATAAATTTACTTCCTGAACAAGCTCGTCATTTTCTTCAAGTTCATAAAGTCTAGCTCCTTTATATAGAAAAGAAGTTTCTGAATAATAGGATACTACTAAGTAGTCATTGTGAACCTCGTTTACTTTGGCGTAGATTTCGTCTTCTATATCGTCCTCTAAGTTGACTAAAACTTTTATTAATTCTCCAGGCTGAATTTCTGAAATTTTAATCATTCTTAAAGGTTTCATACAAAAATATTTATAAGTATTAGCACACATGGGAATAGAAATTTTATCAAAAGAAGGATGTCAATACTGCGATTTAGCAGTTGACTTATGTAAAGAATACAATTTAGAAAACAAAAAAACTATGGTAGATAAGGATGAACTAAAAAAACGTTGTGGTGCTCAAGCGTCTGTATATCCACAAATTTTTATCAATAATAAAATCATTGGAACTTACTATGACTTTCAAGACTATCTTGAAGAAGCAGAACCAATGTTGTTACCAACATTAGATCGTTTTACTGTATTTCCCATAGAACACGAAAATCTATGGGCGATGTATAAAAAAGCACAAATGTCAAATTGGACAGCTGAAGAAATTGACTTTTCTAAAGACATGGATGATTGGGTTAATTTAAGTGACAACGAAAAACATTTTATTAAATATATTCTTGCTTTTTTTGCAGGTTCAGATGGTATAGTATTTGAAAATTTAAATAATAATTTTGCAAGCGAAGTTCAGTATACTGAAGCTAGATCATTTTATGCTTACCAAGAACATAATGAAATGGTTCACGGAGAAACATATAGTAAACTTATTGATAAATATATAAAAAATTCTCTTGAAAAAAAACAACTTTTTGAAGCTATACAGACTATACCGTGTATAGAAAATAAAGCTAAATGGGCTATGAAATGGTTTAGTAAAGATAAATCTTTCGCTGAAAGATTAATTGCATTTGCGTGTGTAGAAGGTATATTTTTCTCTGGTAGCTTTTGTGCTATTTTTTGGTTGAAAAAAAGGGGTTTGTTACCTGGACTTTGTTTTAGTAATGAACTTATAAGTCGAGACGAAGGATTACATTTAGAATTTGCAATTGAACTATTCAAAATGTTAAAACATAAACCTGATAAATCTATAATAGAAGAAATTGTTAAAGATGCAGTTTCTATCGAAAAAGACTTTATAATCGATGCATTACCATGTAGTCTTATTGGCATGAATTCTGAAAAGATGTCGGAATATATTGAATATGTCGCTGATAGATTATTAAAACAAAGTGGTCACGATAAAATCTGGGGAACTAAAAATCCGTTCGATTTTATGGAGAATATATCACTTGATGGTAAAACTAATTTTTTTGAAAAGAGAGTTGGTGATTATGGTAAGATTGATGAAGATTCATCTTCAATTGAGTTTAACGAAGAATTTTAATTCATTGTTATACTTTTACCGTTACTACACTGACACGTCACAGTTTCCGCATTATTAAATTCTCCTGGTAATGCCGAGTCTGGAACACTTGTTATATCGAAAGCACCCAACGATAACCCCGAATCCATTGGTGAAAATTGTGTTTCTGACATATCTGGTAACGGGAGAGGCATATCAACCATTGGTGGTGATACAATTCCCATCATTGCAGATGGAGCTACAGATGGAGATGGAGCTATAGATGGGGATGGAGCGACAGATGGGGATGGTTTAATAGGCTTTTCTTCAATTAAAATAGCATCCTCTGGTATAATTTGTACTGGAGTGGGTGATGGTCCGGATTCTATAATTTCAAACCCTTCTCTTCTTATATTCATCATACCCCACGTAACTAGAAGAAACACTAATGTATGAAACATTAAACCTTTACCTGTTGGGCACCCAGTTGGACTGGAAATCCATTTACCAAATAGTCTACGCGTTATTCTAAATGTATCGGGGTTTGCGATTATAAAGAAAACTAAGGCGGACATAATAGAAATCAAAAACTTTTGTTCTTGCTTTTTACCTTTACATCCGCACCCACAATCATTAAATAACCAACTTTTTTTGTGACCTGTACAACTCGTCATTTTTATTAATATACTATTAGAAAAAAATACACTTAAAGTTTTTGAACATATATAATATACAAAAAAATGTCTAATAATATTCAAGTTTCCAATCAATTCGAACCATCTGGTGTTATTTTCAGTGCTCTGAAGAAAAATAAAAATGGTGGTAAATCAGTCGTTCTTACACGCAGTGACAAAAAGAAACTCTACTTACAACTCCCTTTCATGCGTTCACCCTTTGGTTTGAGTGCATTCACGGATGAATCTACTAACAAAACTTCATATTCACTCGATTTATCATTTGATAATGACAATGAAGAAGGTCAAGAATTAGCAAATAAACTGAGAGAATTGGATGAAATCATTCTTAATACAGTTGCAACTAATTCTAAAGAATGGTTGGGTAAAAAATATGATATTAATGTCATCCGAGAAGCCCTTTATAAACCATTGGTTAGACCGGGTAAGGAAGGGTACGCAGATACACTTAAGCTAAAAGTTCAAACAAATTCTTCTGGGGATTTTGTATCAGAAGTCTATAATTCTGTTCGTGATCAAATTAGTATGGATGAGATTGAAAGAGGTCAAAGGTGTATGTGTATTGTTGAAATTGGTCAGGTTTGGTTCATTGATAATAAATTTGGTGTTAGTGTTCGGTTATCTCAAGTGTTATGTGGCGAATCTAATAAACTCCCCAAGTTTGCTTTCCAAGGTTTGGATAACGATGGAGATTACGTAGAAGAAATCATGAATGATCTTATTGACGAATAAAATATTTTATTACATTAGTCATGGAACGCGAACAACATTTAAAAAATTTAAAAAAATTATCTAAACTTGCAAAAAATAAAAATAAAAATTCAATCCAGAAAAAAAATTTAGGTAAAAATCTAATTAAAAGTATGCAGGGTATGGGGTGTGATCCTGCAAAATTTTTATATTTACCAACTAATAAATCCATCTCACTTTCTATAGAAAACTCTTACTCCTTGGGTACTAAAAAAATTGGTCAGGGTGCATTTGGTGATGTCTATATGGGATGTATAGATAAAGAATGTAAAAAGAAAATTGCTATAAAAATTGTTACGGGTGAAGATATATCGCACGAATATAAAATAAGTAAACGCATTTCTCCTTACGGTGGTATAAAAGCTTACGCTATAGAAAAATGTAACAACGTCACGTTTATGTATTCTGAATACGCAAATAATGGAACTTTAAAATCATTTTTGAAAAATAATAAAGATAATATATTACCTATACATTTTAGAACTATAGTTACACAGGTTTTATACAATTTATATAGAATACAAATAAAATACCCAACTTTTAGACATCATGATTTACACACGGATAATATACTTATAAATTATACAAACCCATCTCGTGTTAAACTATTAAAAATAAATAACTCGACATTAAAAGTTCATGACATTGGTATACACGCATTGATATCAGATTATGGGTTATCCACTGTAAATGGTATTAAAAACCCTGAAATAGACGATGATTCAACACTATTCTATAAAAAGAAATCGGGTATATTCAGGAGTTCACATTCTATGTATGATGTACATTACTTTTTGAATGTTATAAGACAGGAAATAAAAGCATTTAAAATCGAAAATGGTATGGAAGTAGTTCAGTTTATAGAAAGAATATTACCATCGGAATATTTAGGTGTTAGATCCGATAAAATAATTGATTTCCGACTTCGTGACAAAGACCACTCGAAATTACCAACGTTTAAACAAATATTTAATGATAGGTATTTCTCACCTTATAAAAAAGCAGTGGTACCTATTGATATTACTACAATTATAAAAAGAAAAGTGAATGTTAAAATACCACAAAAAAGTATAGTAATGGCGAAGAAAACCATGAATGAAATAAAGAGAAATTTAGCAAGTAAAAATGTTAAAAAGGTCGCGTTAAAAAGACCCGGTATTCGAATTCGTCCAAAATCAGCTCCTAAACCAATACATAAAGTTATTATGTCAAATAAAGGGTATATAAAAGTAGGTACACGTAAATGTCAATCTTATAGAAAACCAGACCTTATAAAAATAGCTAAAAGTATGGGTATAAACACAGACGGTAAGACCATAAATAAAATATGCGAGTCTATAAAATTAAAATATATTAAATAAGTATATTAACATGATCGCTGCTTTATTACTTCTATTAATAGATGTGTATATTCTTGTAAACATGACTACGAAAAAAGAAACTAAAATTGATACACCAGCAGCGGCAGTGGCAGCGGTGGCTGGGACTAAAACGGAGTGGACTGTTTATGGTACAAATTGGTGTGGATGGACTAAAAAACAATTGGCTTATTTAGAAAAGAAAGGGATACCTCACAAATTCATCGATTGCGAAAAAGGCAATTGCGATGGAATTGAAGCTTTTCCAGTTATGAAAAGTTCTGACGGAGAAGAAGTTGTAGGTTATAAAGAAATTTAAATACCACGAACAACAGCTATCGAGAGCGAAAGAATAAACGCATCAAGGAACGTACTGATTGGCTTAAGCACGGTAACGTGCTTAACAAGGGATTTGTTCCACGCGAATCTAAGTACAAATGTACTGATAAGAATCGTGATAGCAAATACAAGAATTTCAGTCAAAACTTGGTTCATTTTTTTGGCGTTGGCAAGGTCTCTAATCATTTACTAATTAATAATATTTTTTTTCTGTGATATTATTAATGAGAAACAGATCTAGTAAAGGGCTTCCCCTGAGTGGTTCTGAACCAATATATACTCAAAGACTTTGGGGTCGTGCAATTGGTATAGACAATAACAATTGTTATGCTTATGCAGTTGGAGATTATGAAAAATCCCGTCTTCAAAAAAGTATACCAGGTGAACGGGCTGGTATTAGAAATTTAAAACATACTTACACACACTGTAAAGGTTTACCCCAAAGAGTTATTGCAGATAACCCTAAAAAAATTTATAAAGTTGATGCAGAAACTAAATGTAAACCAAATCATTTCAAAATCATGATGTTTGTTGCTCCTGGTGAAACTAAAAATTACTTTAGACAAGGGGATTTTCATTTTTATAAACAACATGGTTTTGTTGAATATAAGGTGAAAAGAGGAAACACATGTGAAAGTATAGCCAGATTTTTCCAAGTTCCATTGAGTCGTGTTAAAAACTGTGGTGGTAAGTGTATTCCCGGTAGAATATTAAAGTTTAAGGCTAATGTTTTTAGTCATAAACGTGGTTGGGCAACTGGACCACTTTTAGTCGACGCTAAAGGTAAAGCAATAACAGACCCACGGAAATCGTCTAGAGCATACACTGGATTATCTTATAAGAAATACTGTAGCTCATTCTGCATTAAAAATAGAGGGATCAAAGTCGGTCATACTCACCCCAAAGTCGTCAAGAATACTCGTTAAATCATCCTCGTGTTCGACAGCTAATAAAATATCTAATGCATCAAAAATAAATTCGTTACTCACACTTACTGTATTTGAAGTCAATTCGTAATCATTGAATACAGTAATCTGTACCCTAAAATTAGAACCATCGAACACTTTTCGACATATTGGACACGTCACATTACCTTTATTTTTCCATTTTTCTATACAATGTGAATGAAAAATGTGTCCGCACCGAATAGCTTTACTATTTCTGGTCTGTCGAACTTCGTTCAAACATATGGCACATTGAGTCATTATCTAGAAGACTTAAAGAATTTTTTAATCGTATTATTACTCATTATCACCGTCCTGTGTATTATTCGTTCTTTGTTCCGCACCTTCACAAATTGTCTGTATTTGTTCGGTAAAATCGTAATTTTTTTCTACAAACTTTTTATCTTTGGAGTCCCATTCGTGTGATGGAAAGTCAATACTACCAAATTCTTCTCGAATTTCATCTCGAAATGAAGTCAAATTAGCACATTCACCCGGGAGTTCATCGCTACCTTCCTCTAAAGACAATATAACCTCCGATCGTGATTTTATTTCTTTGATTTTTTCTTGCTTTTCTTTGCCTATACATGATTCTTGAAGTAATTTCAAAAATTCAGAAGATTCCATCATATTCATATTTGTAACTTCTTCCATTAGGGTATCGGTATCATAAGTTCCACGTAAATCCCATATATTTTTTACATCATTAAATAGTGGTTTTAGTTTTAAACTTTCTTCTTCAAATTTTTCTATGCGGTCTACAAATGATTTACAATTATCATCCATGGAATCTGTTTTATCGATATCACCGAAAATCGATTTTAAATCATCTAATTTATATTTTTTAATGACATGGTTTTTGGTTCCTGGTATGAGAGATGTAAATTGTACACACAAAGATGATGATAATGTAGATAAAAAACATAAACCGGCTGCTATAGCGGCCATTATATAGTTTATCTAGATTTAAAAAAAAAGAGTGTATTTAAAAAATTAGTAGATGTTTGGCATTTTGAGAAGGGCTTTATCACAAGAACCACATTGATCTTTTTGTTGCGCCTGGGATGGTTTCAAAAGTTCTGGACCTTTTTCTTGAAGAAGTTTGCGAAAAGAATAGTTATCTTCATATTTGATACCATTCTCTTTCATGATATAGTTATTGTAGAGTTGATTAGATGTGTTCATAGTATAACATCGACCGTCAGCCATTCCTAATCTTTGAGACATTTTGTATATATTAGTATTACATTAGAAATTAATTTGTCTATTCTCGGTTGTCAATTTCCATGAATTGAACCCTAATTTTTTTGCGTGTTTTATAACACTTTCAATTTTGTGTCCTGAAATCTGACCGAATAATTCCTTCTTTGATTCTTCGCATGGGGAAACTCGTACATCTTCAATATCATTGATAGTGGTATTTATAATATTGTACCCATAAGCAACTTCTTTTAGTGTTTCTGCACCCGTTATTATAATCTTACCGGTACCAAAAATACTCGTTGTTATTTCTTTCATATCATTTGCTGGTTTAAATTTAACTTTTACTGCTGAGTACTTATCAGGTTCAAACGAAACTTTGAAAACATCATCGTATTTAGAAAAGTGTCGAGAAACTTTCAAAAGATTTATTTTATAATTCAAACTGAAATTCGAATTTATCATAACAATTCTAAACGTTTCTATAGGTGCAATGAAAGATGTATCACCCATTACCAATTTGAATATATAAGAAAGTTGATTTATGATTCTTTTACAATCTATCAGATCAGAACACCCGGCAACTTGTATACTCCCATTTGGAAACAGTTTAATAGATTTTGTACTATACACATCGCGATAAACCATGGTTATTTGATTGTAAAAAGTCGTGTGTTTCTGTTCCCATACAAAATGACACTTAGAATTGGTAATCTCAGCGAGATCGAGTGTATTTAATAAACGAAAAGCAAGTCTGAATTTTTCTAAATCGATTTTCTTTTCAAATTTTGATATCATGGTTATAGTTGTAAGCTTAATCCACGAAGGTCGTATTTCTTTCTGTATATTATCGCGGAACTCATTTAGTGTTAGTACATACGAAAAGGTATTATTTACAATACCCCTGAAAGTAGTATCATTTTTGTGGTTTAAACACGAAATAATACTCATTTTTAATACTTAAAAAAAATATAATATAAAGTTAACTTAGGTTATTAGAACATGCCGTGTTTTAAGTGTAAAAAGAAAGGAATACCTATAAATTGTAAATATTGTAATTATGATTTTTGTTCTAGGTGTATTGTTTTAGAAATACACAACTGTGAAGGTATTAAACACAAAAAAGAAAAAGAATTAAAAGAATTAAATAATAAACTTGAGTTTACTCCAGATAAGAAATTTGGATTGGTTTAAAGAGTTTAAACTAAATAATTTTATGACACATTTTGTAAAAATAGCTAAAGAAATCATAAATTTAGATTACGGTAATTCATACATGGTTGAAATCAAGTATAATAAGTATATAGAAGGTTTCGGTTACGAAACGTTTACAGATTATTTTCATACGTGCATGAAAACACCAATGCACATTACAAAATTCGAACCTCACGCAAATACATCAATACGGTACGAAAAATTTCTAGATACGTGTATAGACAAAACTACAGAAACGAGACGTAAAATGGTTTCTGTACAATTGGAAAATGTCATGTTAGAAAATAATAACCCATATTCACTTATACGCATTATGAATTGCGTTAAGATTTTAGATCCAACTTTCATACCACCTTTAATTAACGTTTCGTGTGGATGGCAAAAACGTATGATGCGTGAATTCTGTTTAACAACTTTACCGAAAGTTATTGGAACGTGTACTAGCGATTATAGACTCGAAAAAATGTTTAGAGTACTGCAATTAATAGAATCAGACACGTTATACTAATCAATGTAGTTGTTGGTGAAACTTCGTGCGATTTTACTTCCTTTTTAGTTACATAACTTTTATCAAAATCCATTCGTTCGCGAGGTGTGAATCCGTGATCTATATTTCTTCCTGGAATGAGAGGTCTAGATAACGAACACTTATCTTCACGGTACCCCAGCCGACCAACCCCCTTTGTCAGAACACCACATGCAGGACTCACATATTCTTCCTCTGGTTCCTCTACTGGTGGTTTGTGTTTTTTATAATCATTATATTGTCGACTCGTACCAGGTGGGAAAAAATTTTTCGTATCAGCAAATGGGTTTATATCACTCATGGCTTTTTCATCGTCAAGCATTAATTGACTCATGTTTATTAATACTACTCGAGATAAAAAAATATAATTGTATTATAAAATACTATCATGTTACCATTACCAGTATTAATTTTAATTGGTGTTGTACTTTCAATTTTAATAGGTTTGGGATCTTACCAATTTTATTTCAAGGAATGGAATTCGTGTGATTGGGGAGTCGGGTGCCCAACACCGTCGACACCGTCAACACCTACACCTTCGGCGGGTCCTGCGCCTGCACCATGTGATGAAAATCAACGCATTAAAGGTGGTGTATGTGTCGCATGTGGGGAAGGGTACATTAATCCAGCAGGCGACGACCCTGCGGAATTTACGGATACGTTCTGTAAACAGTGCGCTGAAAATTACAACGTATCTGGTAGAAAGTGTGTTTCATGTGGAACCAAATACACACACGACGCGGGCGATCTCGTTACCGGTGGGAATACGAAATGTAGTAAGTGTGCTAAGGATCACAGGGTATTAGGAGAAAGTTGCGTTTCGTGTGACATAAAGCATGGATTAGGGGGAGCTTATAGAGACGCGGGTGATGATATATATGGTAGCGATACAGCGTGTATTAGTTATTTAAAAAGAGGTAAACCAAAAAAAGACGTGGAAATCTGGGTCGGTTCGGGACCCGGAGGCTACAATGCTGTGCGTTGGGAAACGGAAGCCGAATTCAAGGGGTCTTTCCCAGGTGGTTGGACCAATGATCTCAAGTGTAAATATAACGAGGAAAATCATACAAACGATGAAGCTTGGAAAAAATCATGTCCAGGGGGTGACCCAGATGTAAGGTATAGTTATACAATTCCACAGGAATGGAAAGATATGAAAGATGATGCAGAGAATAATTAAATTATAATCTCAGTACATGTTAAAACATGATAGCAGTTTTATTCGCGCTTGTATTTGTAGTCTCTCTTATGATTGGTGGTGGTTACTATTATTATGAGTCACTTAATACACCTGCACCTGCACCCGCACCCGCGCCAACACCCGCGCCTGCACCAGCGCCTGCGCCTGCGCCTGCGCCATCACCAGCGGAACCAGAAGGTGACGACGGTGATGATTCGTCAGGTACGTCTACGGGTGGTTACAGAATCGAACCAGAACCTTACTCACTTTACAAATAAACGTACTTATAATATAATTTATATCAATTATAATAACAATAAAAAAACTGTTATTATAGTTAATTTTTAGTAAAGAATAAAGTTAAGTTAATTAGAAACCAATTTTTTCATTTTTACCAAACTTTTTACCGTATGTAGTTGTATTCACGGGCAAATCATTTAGACGTGTTGGTGTATCTATATCGTGTATATATCCCATATACTGAGAAACACCGGATTGAATTTGACCAAGTGCAGTTTTTATAACAATACCGTTTATAAACCGAACCTGTTCCTGAACATTTATATTGTGATCACCCGAGTTGTTAATAAAAGCAACGCGCATGATAGCGTATAAATCGTTTTTATTTTGATAATCAATAGCTACACCGGTTTTTTTTCTAAATTCACTTCGAATTGCACGTTGAAGAGTATTCATGTTAAACTCAGAAAAGAACAGGGTGTTCAATGGAGTTGGACATTGTTTCAAGGAATTTATGTGAATAGCGTCGCACATTTAATATAGGCCTGGAAAAAAAGTATTGGTAAATATAAATGATAGCATCAGCCGATTTTGAATTAGCGTACAGCACAAAACCATGCAATTACGAAAAACCAATATGCCAACCACCAGCCTGTTTCGTCGGGTCGTATGCACCAATCGCAAAAGTAGGTGACCCAAATGGTAAATTTTATGTAAACTCGTCACTTCTTCAGCCCAATCGTTTGGCTGAAACTAAAGGACCAACTACTATTAGAAGTGAAGATTTCACTTGCAAATAAAATAAACAATTTAAAAAATTTAGTATAATTAGAATTATATAATGAGGGTAATAAAACGTTCCGGTCGTGTTGAAGACGTAAAGTTTAACAAGGTCACCAACAGGATTTCAAAACTTACAAATAAACTTTCAGAAAGTGTAGATGTGTCAATGGTAGCACAGCAAGTTTTCTCGTCTATGTATGACGAAATTAAAACTCACGAAATAGATACTCTTTCTTCTGAAGTATGTATTGGTTTAATAACCAAAGACCCCGATTACGAAGTTTTAGCAACTCGTATTGTTGCTAGTAATATTCAAAAACGCGCCGCAAATAACTTTAATATCGCCATGCGCAAACTCCATAAAGCTGGAATCATCACACACGAAGTGCTCGAGGTTTCTTCTAAGGTCAAGGAAGACATTAAACACGAACGTGACTTCGAATTTGGGTATTTTGGTCTGAAAACTCTGGAAAGAGGGTATCTTCAGAAAATTGACGGTGATATTATCGAAACGCCACAGTACTTATACATGCGCGTCGCTATTGGTATCCACGGACACGATATCGATCACGTACTCGAAACATACGATGCATTATCTCGTGGTTTATTCATTCACGCGACACCTACTCTATTTAATGCAGGTACACATAGACCACAGATGTCATCGTGTTTCTTAATCGCGAACAAGGAAGATAGCATTGACGGTATTTATGACACTGTAAAAGAGTGTGCGCGTATCAGTAAGTGGGCGGGTGGTATAGGATTACATATACACGATGTTCGTTCAAATAAATCACACATTCGCGGAACAAATGGTACATCTGATGGTATTATCCCTATGTTACGAGTTTATAACTCAACTGCGAGGTATGTTAATCAAGCAGGTAGGAGAAAAGGCTCTATCGCGGTGTATCTCGAACCATGGCACGCTGATATAATGGATTTTCTCGAGATTCGTTTGAATCAAGGTGATGAAGAAGCTCGATGCCGTGATCTTTTTTCGGCAATGTGGATTCCCGATCTATTTATGAAACGAGTCGAATCTAACGGTAACTGGTCATTGTTTTGTCCAGATACGGCGAAAGGTTTATCAGATGTTTACGGTAAAGAATTTGAAGACCTTTATGAAAAGTATGAAAGTGAAGGACTTTCGATAAAAATATTACCTGCAATTGAAATTTGGAAATCGATTATTAAATCACAAAGTGAAACAGGGACGCCATATATGCTCTATAAGGATGCATGTAATGAAAAGTCGAACCATAAACATCTTGGTACGATTAAATCATCGAATTTGTGTACAGAAATTTTAGAATACACCGATAAAGACGAAACCGCCGTGTGTAATCTTGCATCCATCGCGTTACCAAAATACGTTGATGTCGAAAAAAATGAGTTTAACCACGAAGAGTTACACCGTGTCACGAAAATGGTTACGCGAAACTTGAATAAGGTTATCGATAAAAACTTTTACCCAACAGAAAACGGAGAACGATCAAATATACGCCATCGTCCAATTGGTATAGGTGTTCAAGGTCTCGCCGACGTTTTTATAATGCTCCGTATGACGTTTGGGGCAGATGATTCTAAAAAACTTAACCGTGACATTTTCGAAACTATTTACCACGCGTCTCTCGAGTCGTCTTGTGAACTCGCCGAAATGTATGGGGCATACGAAACGTTTAAAGGGTCACCTTTCAGTAAAGGTATTCTCCAATTCGATATGTGGGATCGTGATCCACAATTCAGTGGTCGATATGATTGGAATGCTATGCGTAAACTAGTTAAAAAGGGTACGAGAAACAGTCTTTTACTCGCACCTATGCCTACAGCCTCGACGTCCCAGATTTTAGGGAACAACGAGTGTTTTGAACCATACACAACAAATATTTATTTGAGAAGAACCCTTGCGGGTGAATTCGTCGTCGTAAACAAACATTTGGTGAACGATTTAAAGAAAATAGGGCTCTGGTCAAAAGAAATGAAAGATCTTATGGTTAAGGCAAACGGGTCCGTTCAAAACATTATTGATATTCCCGATGATCTCAAAGAACT